CCAGCAACTAGACTACATACAAACGGGACTGCTGCCGGAACGCCAGATACAACAGGATCAGGTGTAACAGGTGTTTCTGCGCGCTTCCAGTGCGAATCTGTAAATTTTGATTTCGGTACGTATAGTAATGGAAACTGCTGGATACAACCTCGTCTTGTTAATAATAATGCCTCTACGTTTGCCACAATATTAAACCCTGTCGGCGGTGGCGTTTGTGTTGGCCTCCCTGCCGGAACCACAGGGGCGGCGATGGATGTTGCTGGAGGCAATTTAATACTCCGTCAATCCTCCAACGCCGCCAACACCTCCGTCTCCTTCAACACCACTGTTCAGAACGCACTGACGCTGGATGCGAGTGGGAATCTTGGGATTGGGACCAGTTCGCCTACAAATATCCTATCGCTTGGTGGTAACTCTGCTAGAACATTCTGGATGGAGCGGCACACAACCGCAAACACGGCAGGCAATACCCTCACGATTCAATCTGGTGGTGCTACAAGCGGGGCTACGGACAAAAACGGCGGCAGTTTGCTGCTGCAATCCGGTACGGCTACCGGAACCGGATCATCGGTTATTACGTTTTCTACTGCCACAGCAGGCACTACTGGAACGACTGACCGCACTGTATCTGAGAAGATGCGTATTGACGGTACAGGCAATACATTCAATACACAGCCTGCTCCTGCTGCGGTTAATGCATCAGCTACGCTGACTGTAGCCAACCTCCAGGCCCGCATCATCACCTCAACCACTGCCGCAGCAGTAACCGGCACCCTTCCAACAGGTACATTAATGGATGGGTGGTATGCAGGTGCTACGGATATGAGCGTTGATTGGAGCGTAATTAACACGGGCGCAACAAATACATTCACTGTTGCTGCGGGTACTGGGCATACGGTAGTTGGAAATATGGTAGTGGCTGTTTCTTCAACTTCTCTTTTCCGTTCTCGCCGCACCGCCGCAAATACTTGGGTCACTTATAGAGTAGGGTAAAAACTATGGCCGACTACAAAGAAACTACCATTAACGGCAAATCGTGGGATCGTGCCCAACTTGCCATTATCTCCAATCACTACGGGCAAGTGCCGACTGTCACCTATCAGGAGGAACGCATCCTCGCGCTCGACACCGGCAACATCCAGCGCCCGCTGGGACAGTTAAGTTACACCATCGACCCGCTGGGTGAGATTGAACTGGTGGATGTAGACACCCTGCTGCCTACCGGCGAAACCATCCCCGTCGCCCTCGTCCACCAAGCTCTGTTCAGCGACTACATCAACCGCGCCAAAGCGAGAGATGAAGCGTCATCTGAGTAATTAATAGGAAAGGATATGGCAAACTTAGGCCCATTACAACAAAATCTTACTTATGGCAATTTGTTACAGGTAGATGGAGGATTAAGTTCAGAATTAAAACCAGTATTAGATGGTAATGGTAATGAGTCTGGTTTGTCATTAAGCTATACTGCAGTAGGTATTACTGGATTTGCTGCCGAATTTGCCGCAAATCTTTATGGGGGAATAGCTGGGACTATCCCATTTCAAAGCGGCTCAAATGTCACCGCATTTACTACTGTGGGTGATGTTGGAACCGTTCTAACCAGTAATGGGAGTAGCGCCCCTTACTGGAGTAACCTTGTAGAAAATGCCACAAATGCGGCATTTGCTTCAGATATTTCTGGCGGTGCGTCGGGGCAATTGCTGTATCAATCAGGAACAAATGACACATCATTTGTCACTGCTGGTGTAGCAGGACAAGCGCTGATTTCGGCGGGGAATGGTGCTCCGTACTGGAGTAACACGGTCATTTCTGCACAAACAGCCACATCTGCATCAAATATTGCTGGTGGCACAGCTGGGAATTTGCTATATCAGTCTGGAAGTGGTGCAACAGAAAAACTGTCTAATGGTACAACGGGGCAAGTTCTAAAGTCTCAAGGGTCTCTTGCTCCGGTTTGGTCAACTTTAACTGCATCTGATGTAAATGCAGTGCCCGTTAATGGTTCAGTTGCCATGACAGGCGATTTGCACCTAGGTGGTTTCAAGGTCACGAATGTAGGGGCTCCAACCGTTGATACGGATGCTGCGACAAAATCTTATGTCGATTCTGTAGCTACTGGGCTAAAAATTAAAGCCGCTTGTCGCGTTGCCACTACTGCTAACATCACGCTTAGCGGCACTCCAACTGTTGATGGGGTTACTGTTTCAAATCTAGACAGGGTCCTTGTCAAGAATCAAACATCATTAGCAGAAAACGGTATTTATGTTGTAAATAGTAGCGGTTCATGGGGGAGGGCAACTGATGCGGATACATGGGCAGAGCTAGTAGGTGCGACTTGCTTTATTACGGCAGGAACAGCCAACGCCAATACTACATGGGCTTGCAACATAGCGTCTTCAGGCTCATTGGGTGTTGATCCAATCGTATTTGTTTTGTTTGGCGCATCTGCAGCGTATACAGCAGGAACTGGGCTTAGTCTTGTTGGCAGTCAATTTTCATTAGCAACGCCTGTAAGCGTTTCTAATGGTGGATCAGGCGCAAGCACACTAACAGGCATTGTTAAAGGTAATGGCACCAGTGCTTTTTCTGCAGCCGACGCATCAGATGTAATTAATTTGATTGGCTCAAATGCTGTAGCCAATGCAACTACAGCCGCTTCGTGCTCCGGTAATTCTTTAACTGCTACTACGTTACAAACAGCAAGAACCATTAATGGGATTTCTTTTAATGGCTCTGCAAATATCACTGTTACTGCCAACACGCCAGATACGTTAACATTCGCCACTGATGGATTGGGCGATGTTGGATTTACATGGTCTGGTAGCACAGTTAAAAAGGTCTCTTATAACACAATTGGCTCTCCTAGCATCACAGGTGTTGGTGCGTCTGGTACATGGCCTATTAATGTTTCAGGCACAGCTGCCTCGGTGTCTGGAGTAGTTGGAGCAACCAATGGCGGAACAGGGATTGCCAGTTATGCTACTGGCGATTTATTATACGCCTCAAATACTAATGTATTGAGCAAACTTGCCACTACAACAAATGGTAACGTTTTAATAAGCGGCTCTCTTCCATCTTGGGGGAAGGTTGGCCTTACTACACATGTAAGCGGCATCTTGCCCATTGGTAGTGGGGGTACTGGAGCCACCACAGCAGCCGACGCTCGTACTGCTTTGGGGGCAGGCACTGTTACATCTATTACAGCTGGTACTGGACTTTCCGGTGGTGCTATTACTACTGCCGGCACTATAGCGCTTGCAAACACTACTGTTACGCCAGGTAGCTACACAGCGGCAAATATTACTGTTGACCAACAAGGTAGGATTACTGCTGCTGCTAATGGTTCTGGCGGGGGGTCTGTTGGTCCTAGACTGGGAGAATGGGTGGGGGCTGGCTATAACGCTCCGACAATTGCAACTCCTAATGTTGGCGGATTTTTGATCGGAGGCGGTTCTGCTGCACAACCAAATGGAAGCTATTTAAGCTGTGATGGTGAGGCAAATTTCGTCAGACTTCAAGTTAGTAAGAATTACAATACAACCGAATTAATTGTTTATAGTTCCTCTGGACAGGGTTATGTGAACACCAATGGCACCTCTGTAACATTGGTTTGGGGCAGCAACTTTGACTCTGCTTGGATTAGCGGGTGGGGTTCCAATCAAACCAATATTTATATTGGTGGGACTAAATACAAAATTGCCTCTATTAATAGTTCATCTTCCATAACGCTAACTACCAGCGCTGGCGTTCAAACCGATGTTGCATATAATTTCTTTTACGTTTCCGGATCAGGAACTTGCAATGTTTCTGGCGGATCAACTGGTACATTAACATTTGTTAGCGGTGATCCGTTCACAAATATCAACGTATATTTAGATGGTCAATTTAAACTAAACGGCCAGCTAGTTTCTATTTCGTTTGTTAGCGCAAGCTCAGTAACTTATTCTGGTTATTCTGGAACTCCTCCCGCGTCATCCTCATTTGAGTGGCGGGGTAACATTAATAACCAATTAACAACCCTGCGCGTTCAGTCAATCCAAGGGGAGAATGAAGAAAATGTAAACCTGATGGCGTTAGCTGCTGACGCTGGAGGCGAGGGCAGATGTTTTGCTCTTTGTACAGGACTTGCTGGAACTTATGGCAGATATCGGCCATTGATGATTGGTTCTGGTGAATATTCTTCATATAATTATCAATATCAGGCAGGCTTTTTTCCCGCCGGTAGTAATGGTTATAGTGTTGGTTATGTGGAGCTTGGTGGCGTAAACAATAAAGGCGCACTTAAGGTTCTAGCACCATCATCCGACACAGCAAACGGGGCATGGTGGGAAATGCCTGCTGCGGGAACCGGAAATGTTGTGCTTGCATCAAGAGGCGCAGCAAACCGTAACATTAATATTGATACGACTGGTACGGGTTCTGTTTACTTTACCAGCGGCACATATACATCAACAAATCTTGCTGTTTACGGTAATTCGGGTTCTACATCTTGGCTGGCAATTGGCGGCAGCTCATCAAACACACCAGCGCTTGATGTAGCTGGAGCAGCATCTGACATTAGTATTTTGATTAGACCAAAAGGCAATGGTGGTGTTAGATTAAGCGCCCAACAGTCAAATTATTTAGTTGCATATGGCAGTTCTGGTGACACTCCCGGCTTTGGTGCTGAAGGTTCGGCATCAAATATTGATGTTGTATTTAATCCCAAAGGATCAGGTTTGATTAGGTTTGGAACATATGCGGCAGGAGCAACGTCTGTCGTTGGATATATCCAAGTCAAGGACTTTAGTGGTGTTGTTCGTAAATTAGCAGTTATATCATAATGGAAAAAGAGCACAACGATTATATTGGTGATGTAGTTAACGGATTGGCTAAAGAGGCTGCATTCTGGAAACATAAATGCTCTGTGCTAGAAGCGCGAATTAGGGAAATGCAGCAAGGTAGTCAAGAGCCTGAATCTGGCGAATACATTTATCAAGAACACACAAATGGCTAAATACTACACAATTGATCTACTAATCCCAGAAGGCGCATATCTGGGAGACGCTATTTATCAAGTATTCATTCAGGATACTAAAACTTTAGCATCTATTTATTCAGATCAAGCGTGTACTGTAGAAATTCTTCAGCCTGTTAAGGTTGTTGGCGATAATCTAAGTTTTTATGTCATTGATGATGCTATTAGTTATGACATAGTTCTTGGGGGCGGAAATCTTTGCAACAATGTTTGGTTATATAACATTGCTGATCTTCCCGGCACCATCTGGAATTTGGCCGAGGTTGAGTGGCAAAACGACATTAATGCGTGGGGGGCAATAAACCCTGCACCAGTAAGAGTTGGCAAAGTCTCTAACGTTGGACAATTATATACTGGATTTGACCTTGTAAAAGCGGCTATGCGCTTGATTCAAGTGTCAGCAACTGATACTGATTTAACAGCAGCTGAATTGACGGACGGCATTCAATCTCTTAACCGGATGTTGGACCAGTGGGGCGTTGAGGAATTAATGCTGTATCAAGTGGTAAGAGAAACTTTGCCACTTGTTGCAAATCAAAACCCCTACACAATTGGGTATAGTGGTGATCTTAACACCATTAGACCCACAAAGATTGTTGATGCTTATTTGACGATCCAAACAGGTGCTCTTCCCGTTGATTATCCAATGCAGATCATCAATTATGATGATTACAATGCAATCAGGCTCAAGACTCTTGCCACTAACTTCCCCAGCTACCTTTATTATGAACCATCTTTCCCTGTTGGCAAGATATACATTTATCCTATTTGCGCCGTTGGCAATGAAACACTTACTTTAACTAGCTGGAAACCGTTGTGGCTGATAAACGACCCAACCTGCTATCTCGAATTGCCGCCCGGCTACTGGGAAGCTATTGTGTTCAATCTTGCGGTCAGGATTGCAGAAGAGTATCAGTTCGACATAAGACCTACTACTGTAGCACTTGCAACAAACGCCTTACGTATTATCAAGCGCATGAATCAGCGTACGCCTACACTACAGACAGACACTGCGTTGATGAACACCAGTCAGATGAGATATAATATTTACTCTGATGGATATGGGCGCTAATGGCACAAACAACTGAACTTAGAGTGCTTGGACCCGGCATTTCAGGCCGGTCCAAGGCTATTTCAGCGCAGAAGCGTCTCAATCTGTACATGGAGGTTAGGCGTGATGAAGATAAGTCAGACCTTGTTGCGTTCGGTACACCCGGCCTGCGCCCTTTTGTTGATTTCGGTAATCAGCCAGCTAGGGGCTTGTGGTGGTTTGAAGCAATCAACACGCTGTTCATTGTTGCTTATAACCAACTGCTTGAAGTCAGGGGTGATGGAAGCTACGTAGAACGTGGATTACTAAGCACCACTGTTGGTAATGTTAGCCTTGCTGACAATGGCTTACAGCTAATGATCGTGGATGGGCCCAATGGATACATATACACGCCAACTACTGGTTCCCTTTCATATAGCAGAACTAGCACTACTGTTACTGTTACTGAGACTTTACATACCAGAAAAAATGGTGAAACGGTTTACATCCAAGGGGACACCAATATCCCTGATGGTGGCTATATTGTTTCTAATCCTAATTTTGTCATTGGAACCAATAATTTAAGCATCGGCACTGAATATGTTATCACAGTCACAGGCACTGCTGACTGGCTGGCATTAGGTGCCCCCTCCACAGAAGTCGGAACCCTATTTAATTCAACCGGAACCACTACAACAGGTGTCGGTACGTGTGTTCCTGCCAATTTTTGGCAGTTTACTACGGTTGCATCTGGATCAGTAACTGGCTCACTGAAGGTTATCAATGACTTTCGCAATATTACTTCCGCTTATACTGGCACTGCTTTCCCAGGTGCTAACACGGTAGCATTCATTGATAGTTATTTTGTTATCAATTGTCCGAATACCAAACAATTCTGGTTGTCTGGGAACTATGACGGGTTTTACTGGGATCCGCTGCAATTTGCCAGTAAAGAATCCTACACAGACCAACTAGAAGCAGTTACTGTCGACAATGGCAATATTGTATTATTAGGAACTATTTCACAGGAGTATTGGCAAAACAATGGTGGCTTTCCCTTCCCATTTGCACGAATTTCGGGTTCGCCCACAGATGTTGGGTTGGCTGCACGTTGGTCTATGGCTAGGTGCGGTGGGATGCTTTTCTATCTTGGTCGTACCCGTCGCGGTGGCATATCGGTCTTTAGCGTACAAAATTACGCCCCTACTGTCGTTTCTACCCCGGATTTAGATTACCTCTTTAGTCAATACCAAAACATAGGAGACGCTGTTGCTTTTGGGTACCGTCAAAATGGACATGAATTTTATCAAATTAGCTTCCCATTTGAGGGGAAAACGTGGCTTTATGATGCAACTACCCAAGCATGGTCTGAGTTGTCTTCCGGTGAAGGGCGACATTACGCGCAATGGGGCGCTCAATTCAAGAACGAGATTGTAGTTAGTGATTATCGAGTTGGTAAATTATATAAACTGGACCCTAACTATTACACTGATAACGGCGACACTATTGTCAGGGAATTAATCACTCCTCACACATTTGCTAATAGTTCCTTTAATCGACTGCACATTTATAGGCTTCGATTGGATATGGAACAGGGTGTGGCTTTTGTCAATGATAAAAAATTATCAAGCGCAGAATATATAGTTACAAATAATGATTATCCAATTGCTACAGAATCTCAAAACCCGCTGATTTTAGAACAGTCTGAAATCTCAATTACCGAAGACGAAAACCCGCGAATCATGCTTCAGGTTAGTAGGGACGGTGGCTATACCTACGGCGACGAAATGTGGGTGAAAATGGGTGC